AGGTTGGTTTCATCAACCTCAAACACAAGGTTGCCAGAAAGAACCGCATTGTCTACCGCCATACGCATGAAACCATTCATAAGGGTTTGGGTATCGTCCATGTTTTCGGCGACACCGACACCTGCTAGAGAGTAGGGGTTCAGTTCATATGGGACAGCATAATACGGAATCTTTGCTGGCTTAAACGGATTGAGAACGAGGCGCAATATCTTCCCATTGCAAAACCAGATATTGGCTTGAAGTTCACCTGCGTCCTCAAACTCTTTAGGGATGATGATGTCGTTTTCTTTGAGCATGTCGATGTCAACATTGCCCCAATATTCCAACACCTCAAAACGCTGAACACCAAAGTTTGGTGTGTAGTCTTTGAGATCATCTTCCCAATACTTCTTAACATAGCCTTCGCCCTGAGCAATCACTTCATCAATGATGTTAGATCTGAAGAAGGGACGCTTCTTCAAAGCTCGCATTTGAGTTTTGCTTAGCTTGTGACGCTCAATGATGTATTGGCATTCCTCTGTGTTATTAGCATCAGGATCCCAATAGAAGTTCCAAATAGAAACATGGTTGGCATCAGGTACAGTTTTGATGGTGGGATTGTATTTACCTTCGCTGTCCCAGTCTGGATATTCCTTGTTGGTTGCGAATGGACCCTTCATCACACCAGTGCCAAACAACGCCATCTCAAAAGCTGTTGAACGCAGATGCTTAGTTGCACCTGTCTCTTCCAGCTGATCGTGAATCTTCTTCTCCATCTTCTTAGCAGCCACCATAGCTGGGCTGAATGTCAAAGATGTTGGTGTTTGTCCTGCACCTTCTTTGAGATTGGGAGTGTCTTTCAGTGTTTCTTTCAAAGCACCAAGACGCTCTTCCAACTTCTCCAAGTCGAAGTCTTCAGGCTTTGTAAGTTCTGGTGTGGTGTCTTTTGGATCTGTGTGCACATCCTCAACAACTCCCTCAGGCAACACTGTTGGATCAATGCTCAGGGGAAACTTGTTGTTTGAGAACAGAACATCTGTGATTTGACCGTAGGCAGCAAGCACTTTAGTCTTTGTCACCTTGATGAAGACACGAGACTTTTCAGTTTCTGTGAATTGCACATCAGGACCGTAGATGCCACGGTAGTTGCGATAGGCACGGAGCCAGCGACTTTCATCAGCTCTACGACTTTCTTCAGAACGGGTGTATCGCTCATTGACGAAATCAACAAGCGTGTTACGCTCCAGCTGATCTTCACCGCCTACTTTTTTGTCCTCAAGCGACAAGCTCTTATCGTCCATAAATGCTTGCTTATCTGCCATAATGTTCCTTATATTCCATATTAATAGCCAAACACTGGATCAGCACTACGCATACCAGCGTGAGTAGTTGTCAAAGGGTTGTAATCAAACAAACTGCTTCTAGGTCTACTCATAATTCCATAACGAATAGCGTCATAGATGTGATCTTCTGCCTTTGTATCAATGTCCTCTGGGTTTTTCTTGTCCAAAGGGATGATTGGCAGCTGCGCTATAGTGTTAACACAATTGCTTGTTATAACAAGTCTTGGTTGTTCTGTAAATGGATCTGTTTGCAATCGCTTATGCAGCTGCTGCTTACCAGCAACCCTACTTCCTGCACTTCTATCAGCAGGTCGCCAGCGACAACCCTCAATAATCATGGTTTCTGCGATGGATGGTCCTGTGTCCCCACGCTTAGCCCAACAACTACTATCCAACACACCATAGCGTATAACACCATCGTTCTCTTCAGCTTGCAAAACAAGGTGTGCAAGGTCTTTTGCCAAAACTTTTGAGACATATAGCTCCCTATAGATGACCAATTGGTCGCTCGGTGTTACAGCAAACCATATAACAGCTGAATAGCTACCATATCCGTAGTCACAAGCCCTGAACTTTGCCCAGTTCTTCGGTATATCAAACGGTTCAACCACATGGATGGAGCGATTGAACTCAGGAAACGCTGCACCTTCTGCGACATCCCAATTTCCTTCAAGCAATTGCTTACGCTGGTGCTCTGGAAGAGACAACAGCATGGTTTCGTAGTCACCAGACTCTGCCAAATACGGGTTGTCTGTCAACATAGCAGGGATAAACCTGCGTTTGAACAGTGGTTGACCCTCTCTGCTGTGCCCTCTAGGGTAGGTGAGGATGTTTCCAGTGTCTAAATCGGTAGCCCAGAACGCTTTACCAGCCTGTGCTGGGTCAATGAACATCTTTTTCACCCAAGCATGACCGGGTCCACCGGGGTTGGTGGTAGCTCTCATGTAAATTGGGAGATCTGCTGCCGCTGTACGAAGGCGTGAACGCATGTAGTTCCATGCAAACGGGGTATGCCACTGCGTCAACTCATCAAAACCAATCCAGCTAAAAGCCAAACCTTGGTAACGAAGCACATCTTCGTCCCTATCGAGGTAGGACATCCACAATCTAGCACCACTTGGCGCTTGCCATTGCATCTTTCTCTCTGACCATTTGATTCCCGGATAAATTTTCGGGTACATCTCTTGGCTTTTCCAGATGAGTTCACGCAATTCCTCTGTGGTATGGCGTAACAGTAACCCAGAGAATTGTGGATGTCCCATATATCTCAACGGATCTGCTAGCATGGCATAGGACTTACCACCACCAGCAGCACCACCATAGAGCACTTCACGCTCTGAGGCAGCTAAAAAGAATGTTTGTGGCCCAGCGTTGGGCTTAAATATTACATTATGTGTTTCAACAACAGGGGCAACAATCTCAGGTGATGATTGGGGGATCGGTGTCTCTGATGCTTCTGTATTCGTCTGTGTCGAAATAACTATGGCTGGCTTCGGAGCCGACTCTTTTTTCGTAGGCTTGCGCTTTTTCAATGGCTTTTTTGTACCGCTTGGCAAGGTTGCGATAAGTTGTAGACCGTCTTTTGTAGGATTGCTCATCTTTAATGCGTTTACTTAGGCCAACATGCGATATGTATCTACCAGATACTTTAGACAACCAAGCCGCCACTTCCCTCAAAGAATACTGCTTGAGGTGTTGCTTAGCCTTAGCTAACGCTTCCAACTCAAGCTCTATAGGTTGTAGAAGATTTTCATCTTCCTCATCCACTTTATATCCAAAAGGAATTGTTCTGCCTATCCTCGGTATGGGTACATACTGTTTGGTCTTAGGAGCCTGAGGCAATATCCACGCACCAAATTCTCTAGACATTAGTCTTCCTCTGCTTTATCCTTCGCTGGTAAAATCATCACCCCATTGGTAGATTCAACTTGAACTTTGTCAGTCTTCACAAGACCAGCTCTGTCCAACAAATCTTTGGCAGCATTAATCTTCTCTTTAATGCCTAGCTCAGTTGGATCCATTATACCATCCACTACAGCCATAGCCGCTCTAGGCGCATTCATGGCAATGTACAGCTGGGTTGCCTCAATGATTTCTTCCTTCAGATAGTTTGTTAGCTGACGGGTGGGATAGTTCACTGAGAACCCAGCCATACGCTTTGCCGTAGGAATATGCCCCTTCGCTTCATCGAAGAGAACTTCCAAAAACTTCTTATGTTGTTCTGTTAGCTCTTTAGCCATATATCTCTTTATGTAACAACAGAATATTCTTCTTCTGTTCTAACTGTCACTGTGACAGCACTGTTGGTGCTAGCCAACCCTCTGAAGCTGTCACCAGCTTGCAGCATGAATCCGTCTGTAATTTGTAGAAAACCATTGGCTGCAATGGGTGCAGCTTCAGCAATGGTGTAATAGGTAGTGTTGATAGCATCGTACCAATCTAGAGAGAATGTCACAGCAGACGATGTGCCGTTGCTAATGATGATGCTCGTCACCTCTGCCGTAAATCTATCCGGCACTGTGTAGATGGTGCTATTACTTGTGGTAAGTTCTTTACCTATTGTTCTATTTCGTTTTGCCATATTATGGATTCGTTATTAACACAAGCACAAACATAGATGACACAGAATTGTTGTTGGCGCTACCAACGGCTCTGGCTTCAACAGTTGTCTTCTCAGGAATGACTACGGGATATTCAAACACATAGTTGGCTGCACCATTATTAAGAGTTGTAACGGCTGCTGTATGCACAATGTTGTCTACACCACGAGTTATAAGTCTACCCCGCATAGATGTTGTACCAGAAGCTTGACCAGCAGAGAACAATCCCTGAACAATATATCCAGTATGTCCAGCAGGAACGGTGTAGCTGCCTGTAATGAAGTTGTTAAAGTCGTACTTGATGATACCTAAAACAACAGCAGGGACACCAGCAGTGACAGTGCCTGTGCCAATGTAAATGTCACCAACAGCGCCGTTTGTAGAACCTGCTGTGGCTACATAGGCTGCATTGAGGCAATGAAAGCTTTGTGTTGTAGATACAGCTGTAGTGCCATTGAGTGTTACAGTTTCTGTAATTTCATCATGATTGGCATCAAGACCCTGAAGAACAACAGTACGAGCACCAGTACCAGCTGATGTATCGTTAGCACTTGTAGAGCTTACCTTGACAACAGAAGCAGATGTCTGATGAGCAAGCAAGCTTGGTAAAGGCCACACTGTAACTTCTGTTTGATCGACATCTGGGTTGTACCCAAAGATGGTAACACTTCTAGCATCTGACACACCACCCTGAGACACACGAAGCTCATACGGTATAGTGGATATTGGAGGGTAATGTGTCAGAGACATTTACTTCTTCTTCTTTTTAGTTGTTGCTCGACTAGCTTCAGATAGAGCAATAGCAATAGCTTGCTTAGGATTCTTAACGACAGGGCCACCCTTGCCGCTATGAAGGCTCTTATCTTTGAACTCAGCCATAACTTTGCCAACCTTCTTGGTTTGCTTGGGAGTGAGCGGTGTTTTAATCTTTTGCATTTACTCTTCCGTTTCATAGTCTTTGCGTTCCCATGCTTGGCAGGTACGCAAGTTGTGGCAGATGAATTCAAACTTGTGGCAATAACCTCTACCACCACCCTTGACATCAAAGTCATTGAGTGGGATAGATTCCATAGACTGCATCATCTCTGGTGTATTGTCGAAGTATTCGCAATTGGCACATTGTTGTCTTCGTGCCTGAGCTTCATCAACATTCCAAATCTTAGCAATGTCAACCCAGAAAGGCTTGTTGCTAGTGTTGTCATATGAAGCGTCCAGAGGACCGAGATGCCAATCTTGCATCATGCGCTTTGCTGTTTCGTCATTGGTCTTTGCGTCAACAATGACGGGGAGAACAACAACTCTCTTTTCTACCAGTGCCATATCACACCTTCTTTTTCTTCACAACGCTAGCTTTGGTCTTCTTCTTCACAGCACCACCTTTGGCGTAATATGACTGAAGCTGGTCTTCCAGCTTACGCCTATCACCAACAGACAAAGTTTTGTCCTTGAGCTGCTGAGCTAAAAGGCTACGAGCCTCAGCATCAGAATATTTAACTGGTACTTTCATCTCAGCACTTCTTCTTAGCCATACCGCCTTTGTTCATCTTCTTGGCGGGAGTGATCAAGATGGCAACACCCTTCACAGGCTTCTTGTCCATCATCTTCTTAGCTGGAGCCTTTTTAACAGCACCGCCTTTGGCAAGCTTCTTCTGACCTTCATAAGCTTTGTATTCCAAAGCATTTGCCTTGTCCAACAAATCATTACGAACATCTTGAGGGATGGATTTGTCGTTTGCTTGTGCACGATATTTTTCAATCTTCTGTGCGTCTGTCAATGTAGCCATGATAGTTCCTTATATAAAATTGCTTTAGTTATAACACGCAAGTGACATTTAACATATCACCACTTCACCTTATCTGCCCAATATGCAGCAGACATCTTACCCTTGGCAATGTTCTTAGCATGCCTAGCTTCAAAGCTTTTCTTCCTAGCCTTCTCAGACTCTGTCGTTGGATTTGCACCAGCACCACTAACACCCTGCTGTCCAAAGCGGATGAGTTTGACAACATCACCTTCTTTTGCCAACACAGCATGACTCTTTGTCGGATGCTTCGGTGTAGCTTTCGGTTTGTTATACCCAGCAAATTCTTCTGTTCCACGCTTAATGGTCATCACCACCCCCTCTTTGTTCAACAATCAATATCTATCTTTTCCCTTACGGTCTTTCCAACCTTCAGCTTTCATTGCTTCTTCAACACGATCTAGCGGGAAGTAGTAACCAGTATGCTTTTCCAATGCGGCTCTAACAAAATAAACATCTGAATGTGGAATGTGTATGTTGTCTAGAGCTTCGTTATGCATAGCTATGTAGACCTGTGACACCACCGAATAGGGTGGAATAGACAACAAACCAACAGCTTCTAGTTCTTCTCTTGTAGATTCTAATTTTATAGTCGATTTCATGTTATGAAATTGTACCTTCTTATATAGCTTTATAGATAAACATAGTACATAGTTTTATAAATTGTATATAGTTTATCATCAACTACTTGTATCTATAGATAGCTATAGATACATCTAAGAATAAAATAAGAATATTAATCATAGTGTTTCTATAGATTGCTATAGTATCTAATTATCTATGATTTTATGCTACAGATCTATGTAGATCTTCATAGCCCCCTACCCCCATAGAACGGAGTGTTACACATCGAGATGATGTTTGTCAAGTGTTTTTTTTGTTGTAACACTTTCTGTTGATGTGTTGTTGTAATGATAACACACTTTTGTAGTGGAGATGCAAGTATTTTTAAACAGCTTCAGCAAGGGGTCTAATCGGTTGTTTGAGAAGCTTTTTTGTAGTGGCAATGGTAGGGTGGCTTAGACATGTGATAGCTCGTTGTAGGGCTTTTAAATGGCATAGCCGTAAAAACTTTACATAATATTGCCTGTGGTTAACAGACTATATTTCCTGATCTGTGGGACTGTGTGTATACAAATAGCGCCATACCCCCGTGTGGCCCACGCCCACCCCTGCATGCGCCGTGCGCTGGTGCGATCATGTGCGCTGGTGCAGCGTTGCGTCATAGTGATCGTGTGATGCGTAGTTTATAAAACCGTGTGTGTGTAAATTCCATAGGAATCAACGACTTAGCATCGCCAATAAACTGATTGAAAATCAGCCTCCGCTAGAATGTTGACGATTTAAACCGTGATTATTGACCAACGGGTCAGTAACAAGCAAGGTGGTATATATACCAAACCCTACCCTATCCCTTCAAAGACCTACCCAATCAACACAACCCTACCTTAAAAGGTAGCCTTATGAAATTGTCGGTATAGCCCAACAACTACCGCCACAATGATACAAAGTATCAACACCAGCTTTGAAAACAAAACGACACAAATTGCCAAAAGTAACACTAAACGCCACAAAACGATGATGAGCCAAAAAGTGCTACTTTGCTTTGAATATTTATAATCACAATTTATATGACAACTCTGTTGGCATCTTAAATTGTGTAAATATTCAAAGATCTGCGCCTACATACGCAACCCTATGTCTTTCATTTAACAGAAAAAGTATCCTCTTTTTAGTATGAAAAGAGGAAATACTTTTTCTTCTTAGTTAAATGAAAGACATAAAGGACAAAACGATGACAAAATTGCCGATGCTTCTCCAGATGTTCAGCTTTGCTGGAATCATTGCCACCTCGATGTTGATAGCTTTAGCTATGATCGACCCTTTGTTCGGCTTAACAGCCATTGTGTCACTGGTGTTCACATTTGTCGGCTCTGCCGATTGAGGATTTTTATGCCTAAAAATTTCATTGTCACAATCACTCGGTCTGACGGTTATGTCTTTAGACATGAAGTTGCCGCCAACCGACTCAAAGAATTCTTACGCAACTATGTTGATGTAATTGGGCTTAACGAGACACTTACAGTGTCTGAGTCGGTCTAAGGGTTTATCCCTAGTGACAAGCCGAAAAACAGCGGTAAAATTGAAATTTTAAACGGCAAACGCCACACTCTTCCTGAAAGGAAACACCATGTCAAATCGCTCTAAAGCTCTGCTTTCAGTGTCATCTGATGCCAAAACTTCCAAGGGTGAAACCTTAGGTTTCTTAACTGGCATCCTCTACCTTGCCCCAGCTACAACAACCAAGTGGAACACTTGTTCAATGGCTTCCATTGCCCAATGCGATAAGGCTTGCCTTTACACCGCTGGTCGTGGTGCTATGAACTCCGTTCAACAAGCCAGAATCAACAAAACCGTATGGTTTTTTGAAGATCGTGACAGCTTCATGGAACAACTTGTTGTTGACATTCGTAAGCTGGTTGCCAAAGCTGCTAAGCAAAGCTTAACACCGCTGGTTCGTTTGAATGGTACATCAGACATTCGCTGGGAAACCGTAGGTTTGACCATCAACGGTGTTGACTATGCAAACATCTTCGATGTTTTCCCTGATGTTCAATTCTACGACTACACCAAGGATGCCAACCGCAAAGGTTTACCTTTGAATTACGATTTGACATTCAGCTACAGCGGTGTTGAAGGCTTTCAGCCTTTTGTTGAAATTGCTGTTGCCAAGGGTATGCGAATGGCTGTTGTTTTCCGTAAGGAAAGTGACATCCCCAATACCTTCAAAGGTATTCCAGTGGTGTCAGGTGACAACTCTGATGTTCGTCATCTTGATGATGACGGTGTCATTGTCGGCTTGTATGCCAAGGGTAAAGCGAAGCTTGATGCCACTGGTTTTGTTGTTTGATGACCTTCCGTAAAGCCCTAAGGGGCTTTGCAGAGTGCCATTGAGTGTTCTACATAGGGTGAAGCCCTGCTGTGAAGCAAAGCTTCATTCGTCCAGTTCTTTAAAAATCTATGCCTAGTGTCGGTGAGGGTGTTTGCTTTAGCAAAGCATACATCACTGCTGTGGACTAGCCCAGCTTACACAGGGTAAATGTGTAAGGCATGCTGATACATCATGCTGATAATGTATGTGAGAGACAACTCCGTTGTGGCACTGGGGTCGGTGCTAGACAGCGGGTTTCTGTGAGAGTTAAAGCTTTAGCTTTCACAGAAGCATTGTCGCTTCATCTTCCTGAAAGGAAACAACATGAAAATTGTGGTGAAAATCAAGGATGTATACGGCAAAAACACCGTCTATCCAGTGTGTGACAAAGCGAAGCTTTTTGCTTCGATTGCTGGCACTGCAACACTAACCCATAACACTTTGTGTTACATCGAACGGCTTGGGTATGAGATTGCTGTGCAAGTTCCTACCTACAACCAAAAAATCTTGCAGCAAATGCAAGCTTCCTGAAAGGAAACATGATGATTGAAACACACGATTACGGCATGTTCACTGACCAAGGTGATGCTCTGGTTCATGACTTCGTCATGTTCGTTGACAAATACCAGCTCAATGACCGATCAATCAACGCTATGCTATGGGCTATCAGTGAGAATGAAACATTCTCCGAAGCATCTGACACTGTGGTGCGAGAGAATGTCTTCGCCAAACTGCAACGCTCTTCCTGAAAGGAAACATCATGCTAAAGCGTATGACAGCCAAGTTCAACGGCAAATGTGCACAGTCTGGTGCACCGATCTACAGCGGTGATGACATCACCTATGACACTGTAAGCCGTAAGGCTTATTTGTTGGAGCACGATGATGCTCAACCAATTCCTGCAACTATTCCTGAAAGGAAACAGCATGACAATTGAAGAGATAATTGAGTGTGCATATCACGAACACAACCTTGTATTCAGCAGAGCTGATGCACAGGATGTGATTGATACTAAGCCCTTATGGGCTAGTCCACATGAGACAGGATCGGATGCTGTTGCCGACTACCTAGATGCCTTTGGTCACTAACATGAAACATGTTATTGAAACAACGGTGTGGTGCACAATTAGCATCATCCCTGAAATAGTTTACATTGTAAAACTTTTTTCCTGAAAGGAAACACAGCATGACGCTGACTGCTCAACAGATACTTGATGAAATCAAGAACAGGTGTCTCCCACACCATGACATTCGTAACGGTGATGACGAATCCGAATGGGCTGTGGTTGAGGTTGACGGCTCTATGTTAGACATAGAGTTCTGGACAGAGGAACAAACCAACGGTGACATCCTCTACCGCATCACCGCCTACCCCATGTCAATAAAAGACGGTGTGTATGTTGGTGACTACTCACAATGGCTGACATTGCACAGCGAAATCGTTTAACTTCCTGAAAGGAAACATCATGCATCCCACTAAAGTGTTCGTCTATTTCAACCTCCACAAGAAATGCTTTAGCATTAAAGCTCTTGAGGGTGTCAACAAAGGCAAGGTGATTGCCCACCGTGACAATGTGCTGTTGTTCGATGCCACCTTAAAGGTGTCTGAGGCTGGCAGACAGCGTGTCATTCGTGAGAAACGCAAGAATGTACATGCTGGTGTTTGTGGCACTTGGGATGAGACTCAGTACGACAGTCAAACCGTAGGGTTTGTTCGTCAGCTGGGCTTGCCTGTCAAGTACAACCCCTATGTGTACGACAGCTTCGTTGCCGTCAACGGTGACTACCCTGTGAAGCGTGGTCACTTAGTGGCAATGCATGTCAACAACCAACGACCTAGCGTTTATGTTAGAGACTAACATGGATCTGTATCGAAAGATGCATAACACTTTCTTCCTAGAATGTGCTTATTTGCGTCATGCTTACGGCTTGAAACATCTGACGCTTGAGCACATACAGGGCGGCAGATGGCTCAGCGAAGATGAAATCTCTGATTTCACAATTGCTTATATGATGGGAGGTGAACTGTGAGCAAACGAATTACCACCTACACTGGTAGTAAATACTATGTGAATGTTCGCTATTACAGCGACATTGAAGAATACAAAGCTACGCTTTACCGCTTGGCTGACAACGACATCATCGGTGAATATTTCACTGACGATTTAGGCGAAGCCTTGATGACAGGCGAAGCCATGCTAAAGAAGGCAGAATCTGCCACCATCATTCGCTAACTTTTTCTAGGAGAAAACTATGGGACTCGACATGTTTGCTTGGACTGTGCCACAACAGTGGGCAGGTGATCGTAGCACTGACTACCAACCCGATGCTGATCGTGAAAGCGAACAGCTTTTTTACTGGCGTAAATTCAATGCTCTGCATGGTTGGATGGAAGATCTCTACCGTAGCAAGGGTGGTGATCGTAAGGTGTTCAACCTCACAACCGTAAGGTTGACAGACAAAGATCTTGATCGGCTTGAGATGGACACTGGCAACAACAAGCTTGTGCCTGTGAATGGTTTCTTCTTCGGAGCGCAAGAGATATATCCCGAAGACTTGGAAACTGTTGCTGAGTTTGTTGCTAAAGCAAGGGCAGCTATTGCCGAAGGCAAG